CCAATGCCCGCCGACCATTGCACAGCGATCAAATGCCAGTCCGTCGCCCTCGTGCCCTACCAAGGGCCGCAGGGCGCGGCAATGGGAGGGCCTTCCGCGCACTCATGGTGTGCGGAGGGAGGCCTCCTTGCTGTGCTGGGGTTGGCGAGCTATTGGCTCGTGCGCGTAGGGGGAGGTCAAGCCACGGGCCCCGCGGGGCCTGAGCGTCCTCCGCCCTCTGACGTGGCGTTCACCTTGCGTGATCCCGCCACGGCCCAACGGATACGTGCGGCGCTGAAAGACTCCGCTGTCGCTATTGCATCCGAACTCGAAACCCGCGTCGCCTACCCTCCCGCGTACGCTAGGATGTACTGCCCACACTGTTTGGCAGCCGTCCTTCTCACGAGCTACCGCTCACGCACGCGCAGGTACCTCAACAAGGTGGAGGCCATGTTCCCCAGGGGCCTCACCGTGGATACGGCACCACACGCCAACTGTCTCTTCCAAGGGGGGACAGATTGTTCCGTGTATGCCTATCACCTACGGAAGCTCCAATCGTATGCCAAGTTTGCCAGCCAAGACCCCAATGTAACCACGGGGGGCTTGGAGGCCAACGATGGCCCCCGCGTTTGGCGTTTCCGCAGGGCCCAAACGGTGACGCCCACTGGCACTGACACAGTGGTATACCCTAGCCAGCCAGGCCAGGTGTACGACTACCTCGCCGAAGCTGAGGCAGCCATGGACGATTACGACGACTCGCCTTTCGAGGACCCGGGTGAGTATGACTTCACTGTGAACTGGGCTGATGAGCCCGACCGCAGTGCGGAGGATTTTGATGCTTACGTACGCCGGATCGACCGCAGAGAGGCGGCCCCTGCCGGCACTGAGCACCATTTCGAGGGCGTACAGGGCATTCCGCTTGTGGCCATCCCCGGGGACCCCGCTCTGCAAACAGAGTTCGAGGGCATTCGGGAAGAACTTGCGGCTGTTCGTCGCTCCCAGAAGCTCGACCGTTGGGTTGAGGCAAGCATGGAAACCCGCGAAGAAATGTTCCGTCGGGAATATCGCTTGGCGGGAGAAATGCTGGCTCGGTTTGAGCGTGGCAAGCATGCTATTGAACTGTTGGCAGAAGCCCGCCAGCTCCAGCGAGAGCTGCGTGGTGCTGAAGACACTGCCAGGGACGACCTCATGCTGTACCACTACCACACCAAGACGCGCCTGCGCAAAGGCCTGGGGCCCGTGTTGGAGGCGTCCACCACGCGCGTCGTCAATACGGATGATGACTTGCTCCTCGTCCATGACGACACCGCCTTCCACCAGGTCTTTTGTGACCTGATGGAGAAGTCCCAAACCGCCATCCAGCAGCATAGGACCAACACGGTATTGCTGCAGGAGCATGCGGCGGCTACGCAGCGGGCGGAAGTGCGCCCGGTGCCCTGTCTTGAGAGCGAGATGGACGGCTCCAAGCGCGTCCTGTTCGCCCCAAACTCGGCACTGTGTGTAGTCGGGGGAGCGCCACGGGGGGCTATAGCATGCCCCGTCGGGTCGGCTAAGGCCAACAACGACGGATTGATGCTGTACACCCACCGGCACGCCTTCGATGACCACAAAGGACACTACGTCGATTCTCCCTACACCGTGGGCAGCAGTATCACTGTCTGGCTCGCAGTTGAGGCCTCGGCCGCTACGTCGCGCTCCGGCAAAATTCTGTCGGTGGTCGCCGCGGAGGGGGAGGACCTCATGCGCGTCCTGACAGACATATCCAGCCACGGGGTGGCCCGTGCTGAGTTCGGGAAACCGAAGGTCGGCGCCCCCGTCACTCTGGTAACGGCCAGCATCCTCAACGGGACAGTTGTCTGGACCAGGGCGCAGGGTAGCGTCACGCACTCCGGTAAGACCATGGTGTGCTACACCGCTTCCACGGAGAAAGGAGACTGCGGCTTTCCCGTCGTGCAAGCTGATGGCAAGATCATTGCCATGCACCTTTACGGCAGGATTGAGGCAGCACCTGGTGGGCGTGCCAACGCTGGCATGTCTGTCGCCTTCCGACAACCACCCAAGGTTGGTGTTGTGGAGCTCCCCAGCTTCACGCCCAACCCGTTGGGCGCCGACTTGCAAGGAGTGCTCGTCGGCCGCACACCCCCGCAGGTGGCCTATTGGCCCACCAAGTTCCGCATGAAAGAAGGATTCAAGACCGTCGGCCTGCGCACGGACAAGGACCTCACAGGGCTGATACCCAAACACCATGTGTGCAAGCCCTCCACAGCCATGTGCCATGCAGAGATAGGCAAGTACCACGACGACATGCAGCACGACTTCCGTACGGACAAGTTCCTGACAGCCGTTAAGGCTGCCGTCTTGTATGACTTGGCGCAGGGAGATTTTGAATCGCCCTTCGTCAAGCCCACGCACGGGGCATGCTTCGCAGCCCTACGTGAGATGAAGCTCGACCGCTCTGCTGGTGCCACTGCTGAGGGCCTTAAGGCCAGCGAGTACCTGCTAGCGCTGGGCGCTGGCGACGAAGTGGCTGGTATGAACAAGTGTGCGGAGCGCGTCATGCGCCTCTACAATGCCGCCACTGACCCGCAGGCCACCGACGACACCGACAAGGAACTCCTACGGGAGTGTGGGGTGTGGAACGTTATCGGAAAGAAGGACGGTTACAAGATCAAGAAGACCCCTATCCATGACCCTCCCGGGACGGGCCGCACTATCCAGGCGCCCTGTCTCGAGCTCAAAGTCCTCTGGAAGGTGTGCTTCGGTGAAAACGACACCCTGTGGCTCAAGCGAGCCGACGCGTGGGTGCACGCTGGCGAGGATGAGGACCTCCCTCTACCAGCTAGCTCCATCGATGCGCTCGCTAAGGCCCTGGGAGCATTCGCCACGGATATGACCGCCTTTGACCGGTACCAGACCAAGCCCTTCCTCAAGGCCTTCTTCATGTTCTACCTCAAGCGGGTGTGCCCTGGTGCGCCCCCACTCCTCCTTTGGTGGCTTTACCAAGTCACCGCGTGCGGCCCTCTTCTTCTCACTGACGGCACCATGTATTCCAGGGACCACGGCAACCCCTCGGGATTCATGAACACGCTGCGCCTCAATTGCATCGTGCATTTGGTCGCGTTGGCGTACGTCGTCGCCATCCGACTGGACGTCGACGAGCCTATGGAGGTCACACGGTTCCTCGACCAGGATTGCAAACTTTCCATTTGCGGGGACGACTCTGGCCATCTCGCGCTCACGGAGCGCGCTTTGGAAGTGTTTGATCTGCGCAACGGGATGCGGGCTTACCTGGACACCTGGGACCGCCACACCCCGTGGCCGGAGACCAAACTCGAGGGCATGGCCCTGTTCAAACCGGATGACGACTTGGCCACTCGAGTGGCCAAGGTGCCTCCCATGGTGGGGCGCAAGTACGTGCTCATGCACGGTATTGTGTTCGCGCCCCTGCTGAATGTTTCCCGCACCCTCAAGCGCATCTCCTCCGCGGAGAAGCGCTCGCAGCAGGAGGAGCTGGATCTCGTCAACTCCGCGTACGCCTCTCTGGCACTCCACCTCTGGTGGCAGTCCCATGGGTGGTACTACTCGCCAGCCGTCGAGTATTTCTGGCGTGAGTACCACCACCTTGGTGACACTCGCATCATCACCAAGCGTGTCGCGGAGATGTACCGCGGGGAGTGTCGGCAGGGTGCTGGTTGGTGAGGGCTGTTGCCCTCACTGCCAGCTTCCACCTACATTCCCCTTCCCTGCGCGTAGTGCATGAAATAGGGCGGTGCCCCCGCGCGTTACACTAACCCATGTCCTACCCGGGCGGAGGGCGGGAGGGCCAAAACACGACCTAAGGTCTTTCACCGCTACGGCTTCACATCATGGCTTCCAGTTCAAAATCCATGTCACTAGCGCTCCGCGCTCCACGAGGAGCTACAGCATCCGCCTCCAGGCTGGCCCAGGTGCAGGCAGTCCCCCACGACTTTCCCCCGCACCGTCTGCCAACCTATCCGGCGATCGAGCGCACGTCGACCCTCAAGTTCACCTACAACGCAACAACCGTTGTCCCTGCCACCAGCTCCCGCTACGCCATGCTGATACGAGCCCCGGTCTCGCAACTGTGGCTCAGCAGTGTGGCCCGAGCTGCCCCCAAGGGGGCTCAGTACTACAACAACAGTGGCCTGAACATCGCATTACCTTCTAACACGGGTGAGTCTGTGGATTTGTCCTCCATATTTAAAGGGGACACCTCATACTCCCTGAACACTGTTGACACTGCGATTATGGCCAACTACCCCTACGCTGTGGACAGGAACAACGATGTCTGGTTCTATGCCCCGGCCAACGGGACGCAATTCGGTATGCGTCTGGTTATGTCACCCGGCGTGACTACCGGCAACTGGGGCTTCGTCTTTGACTATTCCCCGGATCTTACTCTCCAGTCTACCACCACCGTCATCATGGGCTCTGGGGCGACGGGGAACAACATCCAGGGTTTCAGCAGCACCGCTGCCGGTTGGCTCAGGTTGCGTTCTATCAGTTGCGGCGCCTCTGCGGGCGCCAACTCGACTATCACTCAGGTGTGGGTCGGCATTTCCACTGAGGGTACCTTCGCGCCCGCTAACGGCGCGAATCTCACCCCTTTCTGGGAGCCAGCCGCCGTGCCTTCGGAGCTCAACCGTGCGCCCATGGTCTACTCCAACACCCGCGCAACAGCTGTTGCTGCCCTCTTCCAGAATGTCACAGCCGTCCTTAACAAGGAGGGCACGGTGACTGCCGGCAGATTCCCCGTCCCAGAGACCGGTGCCTTTTCAGGCGCCTTCCTGGCCACCGGGTTCGATAGCCAGCAAGCCACCTTGGCAGCTGAGGAGAGGTACTTCGGCATGCTCGAGAAGGGGTTCTACATGTTCGCACGTCCCGACGAGCTGTCCTCCGACTTCTTCGATTGGACCGATACGGCTACCACCTCGAAGGCGGTCGTCAGGATGGACGCTGCGGCCTACTATTACATCGTGAAGTTTACAGACCTTGCTGGCACCACCGGCAATGAAAGCAATTTGGCCATCACCATGGACACCCATGTTGAGTTCCGCAACACCACTGCTCTGTGGCCCACGGAGGTCTCGCGCACTCCCCTTGAGGAGTGGCATAGGGCACAGGTGGCCCTCGCCGCCATCCCATGTTTCTACGAGAACTTCATCCACATTTCAGAGATTGCAGCCCTCGCGCGGGCCGCCGCCCAATGGGCGGCGCCTATCGTGATGCCATATGCCAAAACGGCCGGGAAAAAGCTCATCGCGGCTGCGGCTAACGCCGCGTATAAGAAGCTCAATGCCCCCAAACAGCAACGCAAGTCAGACAATGGTAACGGGAAGGGCAAAAACAAACCCAAGCCACCCGCCAAGGCAGGAAAGCGCTAGTTTGCATTCCCCCCCTCTCGTACCCGCGGCGACCGCGGGCGTCTCCCCCTCCTAAATCCAGCTACGTGTGGCTGGGACACTTGGACCCGGTTAGCCGGGCGGTGTAATAAAAAGAGAGGCAGGCAGGTACCTATGTTTTGGGCCCGGGATCCCCTAGTACATGGGCGTCCACCGGAAGGAAAACCGGTCAACAAACCCTTTCA